CATTGCTGTGACAGTAGGACGAGCAGCTTCCACAGCCGCAGCTTCTACTGGTGTTGCTTCAACTGTATCTGTGATTTCCACGGAAACTGTCTCGCTTGATGTTGTTGCGGCAACTAGAGATGGCTCTCGCGGAAGAACTGCGGATTTCCTATTTATCGACGAGCTCAGAGAAATTACCGAAGAAGGTTACAGAGCGGCAATCCCTACAACTAGAGCGCGTCCAAATTCTCAGACGCTTCTTACCTCTAATGCAGGAGACGCTTTCTCGGTAGTTCTCAATGGGATGAGAGAAAGAGCTTTAGAAAATCCTCCAAAGAGCTTTGGCTTCTATGAATACTCAGCTCCCCAATATTGCAAGATAACTGACCGAGCAGGTTGGGCTCAAGCGAACCCAGCACTTGGCTACACGATCACGGAGGAAGCCCTTGAAGAAGCAGTTGCGACTAGCCCGATTGAAAACACTAGAACTGAGTTGTTATGCCAATGGATTGATTCTCTTTCGTCTCCTTGGCCGCATGGAGTCCTTGAGGACACTTCAGATGCCAGTCTCACGATTCCGGCTGGCGGCTATACGGTTTTTGCTTTTGATGTATCTCCGTCACGGCGCAATGCAAGTTTGGTTGCTGGACAGATACTCCCAGATGGTCGCATTGGAGTTGGAATATTACAAACGTGGGAAAGCCAAGTAAGCGTTGACGATCTAAAGATTGCAGCCGATATAAAGGGCTGGGCTGACCAGTATCGTCCCCGTCAAATATGTTTTGACAAGTACACAGCCCAATCAATCGCTGACCGACTCTCTAATGCAGGACAAATCTGCATGGATATTTCCGGCGCTGCTTTCTATCAGGCTTGTGGAGACTTACTTGATGCGTTGGTCAATCATCGTTTAGTTCATTCAGGGCAAGAGAACTGGGTTCAACAGATGAACAACTGCGCGGCTAAGACCAACGACTCATCTTGGCGCATTGTTAAACGCAAGAGTGCTGGAGATGTATCGGGTGCAATCTCAACAGCGATGGTTGTACACCAATTAACAAAACCACAACAGGTAGCGGCAATCTACAGCGAATGACCTATATGTAGTGTATAATTGCACTCTATGGGTCTCTTTTCGCGTAAACCGCAAGTAATTGAAGCACAAGCCGCACCTCAGCTCATGTCTGATGCCTTTTACGGGTACAGCAATTATTATCCTTCTCCAATCAGCCGAGTCACAGCTCTTTCAGTTCCAGCAATCAAAAGATGCAGAGATTTAATCTGCGGAACGATTGCTTCCATTCCTCTTGAGTATTACAAGAAGTCCACAGGTGAGCACATCGCTCCACCTCGATGGGTAGAGCAACCTTCTAAATCTCAGCCACGTTTTGAAACAATGTATTACACACTTGACAGCCTTCTCATGTTTGGCACAGCTTACTGGCGCATTACCGAGACCTATCAAGAAGATGGTCGCATGGCTAACGCTGAATGGATTGGCAACGGTCGCGTCAGCTTTGAAACTGACCCACTAAGCCATTACATCACTCAGTATTATGTCGATGGAACTCCAGTACCGATGTCAGGACTTGGATCACTTATTACTTTCCAGAAAGATGAGGGAATCCTCTCTACTGGTGCTCGTACAATTCAAGCAGCCGTTGATGTTCAAAGAGCAGCCGCTATTGCTGCAGCAACTCCAATGGCTCAGGGCATACTTCGTAATACAGGCGCAGACCTCCCACCACAAGAAGTATCTGGATTACTAGCTGCATGGAAGCGCAGCCGTCAAAATAACGCTACTGCTTATCTGACTTCTACACTTGAATTCCAGCCAGTTCAGTTCTCACCTAAAGACATGCTCTACAACGAGGCGATTCAGAACCTTGCTACCGAGTGTGCTCGACTTTGCTCTGTTGATCCTTATTATGTTTCAGCATCACAGAACACAACAATGACTTATGCCAACGTTCAAGATGAGCGCAAGCAGATGGTGGCTTTTACCCTGCAACCTTATGTAAGTGCGGTTGAAGCTCGCCTTTCAATGGATGACATTTCAACAGCAGGGCATTATGTAAAGTTTGCGCTAGATGACACCTTCTTGCGTACTGAGCCAATGGAGCGACTTCTCGTATTAGAGAAGATGCTTTCCCTTGGGCTAATTACAACTGAACAAGCAATGGAAATGGAAGATTTATCTCCAAACGGAAATGAGAGCTAATGGAAACTTTATACATCGAAGCATCGTCAATTGAATGCTCAGAGGAACGTCGCGAAATCTCAGGCAAGATTGTGCCGCTAGGTACAGGCGAAGTCGGGCACACCAATTTAGGCGCTTACACATTTGCTGCTAACTCTATCGAGATTGCAGACCCATCTAAAATTCGTTTGCTGTCACAACATAATTTGCAAAAGCCAATTGGAAAAATGGTTAGTGCAGAAACACGCACAGATGGAATTTACGCTACGTTTAAATTAAGCCGTAGCACAGCAGGTAATGACGCTTTAATCATGGCGCAGGAAGGTCTTGTCACTGGACTTTCTATCGGTGCAGAAATTCTTGCATCAAAACCTTCAAAGGATGGCTACACAGTAGTTTCATCAGCAAGGCTCAAGGAAGTTTCTTTAGTAACCGTCCCCGCATTTGCGTCGAGCGAAATACTAGAGATCGCGGCAGAGGAAACACTCCCTGCTGAAGAAACCCCAACTACAGAAAGCGAGACAGTTTCCGTGGAAATCACAGATACAGTTGAAGCAACACCAGTAGAAGCTGCGGCTGTGGAAGCTGCTCGTCCTACTGTCACAGCAATGGCATACACAAAGCCACGCATTAACACAGCACCAGAGGTTTACCTCGAAAACTCTATCCGCGCACAACTTGGTGACGAGAATGCTCGTCAGTACCTTGCTGCTGCATCAGATACAACAACAACTGAAGTCGCTGGTCTTGTACCAACACGTCAGCTCACAGAAATCATTAACGGAAAGTCCACAGCAGGTCGTCCTGCTATTGACGCAATCTCATCAGGTACACTCCCAGACGCAGGATTTAAGTTCCAGATTCCTCGCGTAAAGGCTGTCCCTACTGTGGCTGTGGCTGCTGAAAAAGCTGCTTTTTCAGATACTCAGGTTGAAATTGAGTACCTAGATGTAACTGTTAAGAAGTATGCAGGAATGCAGTTGTTCGATGTAGAAGTTCTTGATCGTACTTCCCCTGCGTTCTTTGCAGAATTGCAATCACTCATGGCTGACGCTTATTCAAAGTCAACTAACACAGCAGTTAACGCTGCCCTTGCTACTGGTGGCACACTAGACGCAACAACAATCACACTTCCTTGGGACGGCGCTGAAATGGCTGGCTTTATTGCTCGCGCATCTGACAGCATCTACTCAAACACATTTAAGTTCGCAACAGGTGTAATCGTTTCACCTACACAATGGGCGAACATCATGGGAATGGTTGACGGTTCAAATCGTCCTCTATTCATTGCAACACAGCCACAAAATGCTGCTGGTTCAGTATCACAGTCACTCCGTGGCTCACTACTAGGACTTGATCTCTTTGTTGATTACACAATCACAGGCGAAGCCGATAACTCTATCCTCGTTGTGAACCGCGATTCATACACATGGTACGAATCACCACGCCTTCAGCTTCGCGCTGACAAGGTTGGCACAGGTCAGGTTGAGGTCGGCTACTACGGTTACGGCGCAATCGCTACAAAGATTGGTGCTGGAGCTTTCCGCTTCAACAAGGCATAAGCAATACCCTAAGTCGCTTGAGGGGGCTACCAGAGCCCTTGTAGTCCCCTCAAGTCTTTAGAAAGGATAACAATGAGCATCACCACAGTTGCAGAACTGAAGGCAGCACTCGGCGTTGGAAGTTTATATTCTGACGCGGTGATTCAATCTGTCTGCGATGCTGGAGATAACGTATTGTTGCCCTTTCTATGGAAAAATGTACTTCCAGTATCAGGTCACTCTAATGACGGCACAGCAGGGGTCTTATACTTTAACGAGTTTGTCAATGATGTGTTCTATGTCGGACAGACAGTAACCGTTACAGGCTGCGGGTCAAACTTTAACGGATCAAAGACAGTCAATGCCGTAAATGAAAAAAGCATTGACATCACAACTACCCATGCAGCTAATGTCGTTAAGACTTTTCACCCGATTTACCCTTATGGTCAGGTAGCGGCAACTACTTACACAGATTATTCATCCGAGCCAGCAGTACAGGAAGCCAGCCTTATGGTCTGCGTATCAATCTGGACTGCTCGTCAAACTAACTCAGGCAATGGAATGAACCCAGATGGATCAATGGGAAACCTTTACTCAATGTCCTCACAGCTTGTGGCTCGCGTCCGTGGCTTACTTGCACCTTATCTTGACCCTCGTTCTATGGTGGGCTAATGCCAGCGATAACCACCCTACGAAGCACTATCGCAGCGGCTCTAACCGATAACACAAAATACAGCGTTTACGCGTTTCCACCAGCTACGCCTGTTGCTAACAGCCTAATTTTAACTCCGGCAGACCCCTACATTGTTCCAACTAACAACGATAGAACTTCTGTTGCGCCAATGGCTATGTTTCGGTTGCAGATTCTTGTGCCTTTGCTGGATAACGCTGGCAACCTTGCTGGTATGGAAGATGACATTGTCAGAGTATTTCAATTACTAGATGCCTCAAGCATTGTCTTTAACGTAGGAAGCGTGAGCGCGCCAAGCGTCCTGTCAATCGCTTCTGGAGATTTACTGGTTTGCGACATTGCAATCAGTACCCTAACGGAATGGAGTTAAATCATGACCGATTTAGCGCAATGGGAAAAAGAAAACGAAGCGTTCCTGATTAAAATCGGTCAGGTCGCTCCAGCAGCAGCAACAAAACCAACAACTAAGAAAGACGAGGAATAAACTAAATGGCAGTATATCTAGCAAATACGGGAATTCTTACTGTTAATGCGGTTGATCTCTCAACTCTAGTATCATCAGTAACAATCAACCGAGCATTCGATGAGCTCGAGGTCACCGCACTCGGAGATGGGGGTCATAAATTCGTTAAGGGTTTGGAAGCATCTTCAATCACAATCGACTTCTTTAATGATTCAGCATCTTCAAAGACTCTACAGACATTGCAGACAACATGGGGAACAAACACAATCGTAACATTTAAGCAGGTTGATGCAGTCGTATCAGCTACAAACCCTCTTTACACAATGACTTGCCTTGTCAACAACACAACACCAGTAAACGGTGCAGTTGGAGACCTTTCAACTCAGAGCGTAACTTGGAACGTATCAGGTACAATCGCTGTAACAACAGCACCATAACCAACTAAGCAAGGGGCTAACAATGGCAAAACTCAAAGTAACAAGGGCTGATGGACAGGTAAACGAGTACGAGATAACTCCTTTGCTTGAATATAGCTTTGAAATCTTTGCAAAGAAAGGCTTTCACAAAGCGTTGATAGAGGATCAGAAGCAATCTGATGTCTATTGGCTCTGCTGGGAAGCAATCCGTCGTTCAGGTGAAACGGTTAAACCCTTTGGGGAACAGTTCTTAGAGACACTCAAGTCAGTTGAGGTCTTAGAGTCTGACCCTTTAGAGTAGATCGGAACTCCCTCACCTATCTTGCAGCTCGCTTGAGTTACGAGTATGGAGTTCCGTTTCAAACTATCGTCGAGTTATCGCCGATGGCTTTCAAGGCACATATAGAAGTTCTCAAGGAATTAGCAAAGGAGCGAAGCGATGCGCATCGAAATACGCGGAAACGCTGACCTTCGCAAAGCAATGCGTCGCTTTACTCCTGACCTAGAGAAAGCCTTGAAGAAAGAAATCTCAGCAATTTTGCGACCTGTTGTTTTACAGGCTAAAGGTTTCGTTCCTGCTACTTCTCCCATGCGTGGCTGGGCTGCTCGTTCATTTAGCGAGGGAAGATTCCCAACCTATAACGCTTCAACAATCAAGGCTGGAATTACCTTCAGCACAACGCCAAGCAAGATTAACTCTAATGGCTTTAGCTCCATGGCAAGAATTGAGAACAGAAGCCGAGTAGGTGCTATCTATGAGAGCGCCGGTCGTAATGGTGAGCAAGGTCAGCCTTGGGTCGGTCCTAAAGCCGGCGGCAACAGCAACAAGGTAAGCAAGTCTAATAACCCTACAGCCGGAGCGCAGTTCATCAAGAACTTGCCGCCATTGGTTTCAAGCCTCAAAGGTCGCGGTCGTTTAATTTATCGCGCTTGGTCTATGAACCAAGGCAAAGCAGAAGGCGCAACAATGAAAGCCATTGATAAGGCTGTGTCTCAATTTAGAGCAGAAGCCGCTAAGGGAATCGGGAAGGCAGCGTAATGGCGGCACCAGTGCAAGAGACGATTTCCATTGGCTCAAAGGCAGACACCCGTGGTTTTAAGAAGGCTGAATCAGCCGCAACGAAACTAAACAAGACACTTAGAAACCTTGGCTTAGCTCTTGGCACAACAGCTTTAGTTGCATACGGCAAAGCAGCAGTCAAGGCTTTCGCAGCTGACGAGGCAGCAGCCAATCGACTAGCAACAGCAGTAGATAATCTTGGGCTTTCGTTTTCTCAAACTAAGGTGACAGATTTTATTGCTAACCTAGAGCAAAGTGCTGCCATTGCAGATGACGTTCTGCGTCCAGCCTTCCAAGGTTTATTGACAACAACTGGATCACTAACCAAGTCTCAAGAACTTCTCAACAATGCCATTCAAATCTCAAGAGCAAGTGGCGTAGATTTAGCCACAGTTGCAACCGATTTAGGCAAAGGTTATGTAGGAATTACCAGAGGTTTAATCAAGTACAACACAGGCTTGACTAGAGCAGAGATTACAACCAAGTCATTCAATGAAATTCTAGGAATCATGCTTGCCCGTTCAGCCGGCGCAGCTCAAGATTACTTAA